GCGTGCGCTTGTTTTATATCTTCACTAGAGTTAGGCATACCGCCTATTTCTCTTTCAGCTACAGATAACTTATTCCAAATTTTATCAGGTCTATTCATTGAATAACCTCTGTATCCTCTTCTTTTAAAATAATAAAGCAATCTAGGCTTATTATTTTCAGCTAATATTGGCATGCCATAAAATACACAAGCCATTAATACATCTTCAAAAAACATTTCAGCGGTCTGTGGCCTAGCTATGTATTCTAAAAAAAACGTATTAGCAGGTGCATCTTCCATGCTAAACTTAGTTAATCCATGTAACGCACCTTTGGAGCCTTGTCCATCTGTTGTTCCGGATATATCATAACTATCACAACCAAATGCACCCATGTGCTCATTACCAGGACTTTTTAACCCTTTCTTTGTTGTTTGTCTATTTTGAATATCTAAACCAGGTACCCAAGATATCTTGAATCTACCCGATGGGTTTGGCGTAAATATAACTCTAGAGTCTTTAATACCTTTATCCCACTGAAAGTTACCTTTAGTTAGTACATTAGTATTACCTAAGTCTTCGTTATAATCTATTTGTTCGTATATTTTAACTAAATTAAATATACTGTTTTTCGTTTCATCTCTAAAAGCATGTTCCTCTGTTCTTGGAAATTGCCTATAAAATTCATTTAAAGCATCTTGATCCCCTTTTAAACCATCTACTTCATTATTCCAATGCTCTATTACTCCAACGTCAATAGCGTCTCCATAAGGGCCAACGCAGCTTTTTTGTGGGGTTTCGAAGACAGGCATGCCATAAGAATCAATGAATCCTTCGTAATTCCATTCCATAGGTATGAACAAAGAATAGAGTCCTGACTTTGTTTGTCCATTACGGTTTCGCTTTGATACATCTGAATCATTGTATAATTTTTTAAAGTTCTCTCCTCCTTTGTCTAACGCATTAGAGGTGGACCCCATCATACACTTGCCTATTACTCTTGCACCTAATCTTAATGTTGTTTTCGTAACCCTCCAGTTGTTGAGGATGTTGTCGGGCCTTTCCCACTTCCCCGATTCATCGTGGACGAGGAGTTTAAGTTTCTCCCCATCGTAGGAGTTGTCACCGGTATTCTTCCAGTCGATCGTCGTATCAAGACCCTCGAGCGACTCCTGATCACCTTTACTTTGGATTGACTTTCTAGTGAGTCTACTGGCTGGGATACGGTATGCGAGTTCGGTCTTTGGCCTGTCCATACCGTCCTGGATCGGCTTGAAAAAGAAGGGATAGTTGACGGAAATTGGTACCACCTTATCTGTGAACATCTTTTTAGCATCGGAACCAGATTTGGACAATATGCCGTACCGTGCATCCGAGGATATTGTAGCCAAGTTGACTGTCTCAGCTGAGGACATAAATGAGAATCCGCTTCGACGGTTTTTAAGATAACACATTCCATAAGACCTGGAATCTGCTTTGCATGCTTCCCAAAAGATGAAGAATAATCTATTTGCTTCCCGAAAGTCTGGCTTCCCAACGTCAATTTTGGAGTGCTGCAGGTACATAAAGTGAGTACCAGTAATGTAAGTAGCCAAATTCTTATTATTGAACCAGTGGCCTTCTTCTCTAAGTCTAAATTGTTCATCTATATATGGTTCCCATTTTTCTTTAAAATCTTCAGGGTAGTCCCTCCAATCAAAAACGCTCTGTATTTTCTTAAGTTCCTTGGGGAATTCTTCTGGAGTCCATTTATCTTGCGTTTTGTCAACCTTATTAGGGGCTTTGGGTAGCGCTATCTTAAGGTTTTGTATATTATATATATCTCCAATTTTTCCGGTTTTACTTATAACAACGATATCATGCTCCTTGTTATATCCGTATTTCCATTTTTTGGATTTATTTAATCTTGTAATCGTATTCTGCTTTACAGGCGTTATGATCTTATATAATGATTGTTCGTACATTATTTAGATCTTTTTTCTGCAAACCCACTAAAGGCTTTCTTTTGAACTTCTTCTTTCGGTTTATTTTCCAATAAGTTTTCTTCGTCCTGTATTCTATTTAATATTTCAAAAGCGTCAAAGATAGCTAGCTTTTTTGTGGCTGCTGCGTTTTTTAATCTGTCAGCTGATATATCATCATCTGAATCTACAATAGCTTCTTTTGCTACTTTAATTAATTCCTCAACTGCCTTGTGCCCAGCTTGGATTATATTCTTCTTCGTCTCCTTGATATTCATATTTAATTGTAATTGAATTAGTGGGAACTCGGTATACCCTCTGCCCGCTTATTATAAACTCATATTCAGCACCTGGCTTAAATCCAACAAGATCCCCAGGCTGTACTGTATTTAAGTTTGGGTCAGCAGCATATAATACGCCAACTCCTTCTTTTTCAAAATTAAAAGAAAACATTTTTTTTTCTTTAATAGGCTTTACAAAGTTGTAACCTTCGCATGCTCTCCATCCGCAGCAAGTTTTAACAGCGTAAACCTGGTCCTCGCTCGCAAAAAATATATCTTCTTTATAATATGATCTACTGTTCTTTTCAACGCCTCTAATGTCTCTAAAACGCCTAAACACATTGTGGTGTACAATGATCTCATCACCAACTACAATATCTGTTTTTATTTCAGATGGTATTGCTAAAACTTTCGCTACTCTATTGGAGTAACTGTGGTTTTGCATTTCTGTATTTAATATAAGATCTCCTTCTTCTAGTCGCTTGTTGTTATTATATCTTCCATCAACTGGCTCTATAATAAAATCATATACAGCTTTCATTAATATTGCAAATCATATTCAACAGCAATAGCCATATTTTTGTTAAAGTCTTTCCACGGTAACAACTCAGACCCTTTCTTTATATATATAGAATACTTATTATCTTCCTCTATTATATTAGCTATAGTATGACCACCATACACTTCTTGCCCAATGGCATAGTGCATGGCGTCATTCTTATAGTCTCTCCCAATACTAATCTTTCGTATCAGGTTCATTCTCTTTTATTTCCCCTGTTTTAATATCAACAGATACTTGGCCATACTCATCTTCTAATTGTTTTTGAACAACGCTAAGATCTTGCTTCGCTTTATCCACTGAATGTAACAACTCGTGTTTCTGCGCTTCTAACCCACCTATTTGTATTTGTAGGTTATTTAATCTGTTTACGTGATCTTGCAATGATTGAAGTTCTCCTTCTTTTAACTTTTTACTCATGATTTAATTTTATTTAATTATTAATACTTAGTTTATTTATTACGTATTTTTGGTAGATATTGATTTACCCTTCTCCCAGCTACGCCCAACAAAATATGCGCCGTACGCGGTAACTAGTAGTGTTTGAAATATAGGAATATATTCTTCAGCTATTTTAAACTCCCCAATGTTCCCATCAAAGAACGCGCAAACAGTAAATATTACGGTTAAGTATATAAGAACCATTGGTCGAATATTTTTTGAAAGGAAACTATCTGACTGCATATCTGATTCCCAACGAGCAGTAACCTGCTTTTGAGCATTAGTATCAGCGTCTTCTAATATTTTCTGTATTTCTTTTTTTATTAAAAGCTTTTCCTCTTTAGTTGTAGTTAGCTTGTCTATAACGTCACCAACTTCTCGTATAACATTACCGGTTAACCATTCCCAAATCTTTTTCATCTTTTATTTCTTTCTTTTTTTTGCGTCATCCTCACCAATCTTATCAATAGCGGCAGTAACACCTGTTTCATCAAGCACTGTCCCTGAAGCTCGCTCAATCGTCCCAAGCTTATTAGGTTTATCAAGTTGAAAAAACTTACTGCCTTTATTGTTAATTAGCTTACTTTTCTTATAAGACTCAACTGTTTTGTCTACAGCTTTTGCTCCTTTCATAGCTTTTGTCCCTTTAAGCCCAAGCTTAGCGGCTCCAGCTGCCCAGCCCCCAAATGGAACAGCAGCAGCAGTGGACAGAGCGGCATTTGTTCCATCTCCTTCGCCTGCATACCACCCAGCATTAATAAGATCAGCGGCACTTCCTATTCCCCAGACATCCACAAAACCCAAAACGTCAAGAGCAAGATGACCTGCTTTATTAGCAAAGCTTTTTTCTTTAGTCTGCTTAAAAGGGGCAGGTCTCTTCGAGGAGTCCTTAGTCTTCGCTGTTATTGGTCTTGCTTTATAGCCTTTAGTTGCCATGCGTTATAGTGCTTTAGTTGGTTCAATCGCTTTAGATGACTGACGGCTATTTCCTGTCGCTTTGCTCTGAGCTTTTTTCGCTTGCGCTTTTTTTCTATCTCTTGTTCTTTTTCCAGTAACTGTTCTTAATAAGTTACCCGCAATACTTCCTCCAGTACCTGTAGCCTCATCATACTTTACTTTGCGCCCTTTTCTAGCTGTTCTCTTAGCTTCTCTTTTTACAGTCTTATCGTATCTCTTTCTAAGTTTTTGAGCTTTTCTTTGTTTATCTTCAGTTGAAAGACTCTTGTCCGCTAACACTGCATTACCTTTAGCTCTTAATTTTTGAGATTTGGTTGGTTTTGCTGCAGGTGTTTTTTTACCGCTTGGTACTTGAGCTTGTAATTCTTTAGGATCTAGCTTTGTTTTAATCTCAACTTTCTTTTGAGAAATTGGCTGTGTTTTTATAGTACTTACTTTTTCTACCTTTGGCCTAGAGTCGTAGCTATCTTTAACATCCCACTTACCTGTCTTCTTGTAGACTGCATTCTGGCGTTTAGCTTCTTTTATATAAGATGCTTTATCCATGTTCTTATACCTCTCACCTCTGTCTTCAAAAGCTTGGTCATAAGATTTTTTCTTTTTAGGTTTTACAGTTGGCTTTACATCTTTGTCTTGAGCTTTAACCTCCGGCACAACTTCATTACCCCCTAGTTTACTTATACCATATCCAATTCCTCCTAAAGCTCCTAGTTTCATAACTTTTTTAGCTATGTTCATAAATCCACCTCCAGTGTTTTTAGGATTAGCTACAGTTTTACCAACCACCTCTATTGTTCTTGGAGCGCTTTTTTGAATTGCTTTTTTAGTTGTTGCAACACCTGTATTGCTTACCGCAGGCAACATTCTTTGAGCGCCTTTTTTAACGAGCTGCTGCCCTACTTTCTTAAGTAAAGTTCCCACTTGCTTAGTTGGAGCAGGAGCAGGTGCCATCATTTTGTTTGCTGACCCGGGAGTTGGGTAGCCTTCATTATAATTTTTAGCCACTGATGGAGCTTTTGCTGTCATCTTTACTGGTGCGCCCATATTCAATATCGGCTGCGTGATACCACCTTTAGTGGTTCTTTTAATCTTTGCTGTGATTGGTTGATTTTTCATTTCTTATTTATTGTTATATGGGAACATTATGTTTAACTTATCTTTTCTATGTTTACAACCACAAGGAATATTTAATCCTTTAGACACTTTGTCCACCATAGTTTTAATGCCAGTTGCTTTTGTAATTTTTTCTATTGAATCTCCTAGTCCTTTTGATTTCATAATATTAGCATTTCCATCTACGTCTTGCGGCGCAGATACGTTTTTTAGGTGTTTTACTACAATTTATTCTGTGCATCTTCATTTGTCCTTTTGATCTAGCACAATACGACGTACGCCTTGAGCCACCACCAGGTTGGGGCGCTTTAAGATTTCCACCTGTTTTCTTGTTATAAGCCTTACGTCCAGCCGCTGTCATTCCTGCTCCTTCTTTAGCAGTTAAAAAATGACGACCCTTACCTTTAGTAGTCTTTCTTAGCTTTTTTACAGCTGAACTTTCTTCTGGTTGTATATAAGCCATAATTTATCTTTTACCGTATCCTCTCATCTTAAACCCGCTTCTAGATTTGTTTGAGCTTTTCATTTCTTTTGCTACTATAGCCTTTTGTAGATGCTGAGGTAGCGTTTTTTGACCTGCAGTTAATTTTGCAATAGACGGATGCTTAGATGTCATTTTATAAGCCGATCTGTATTTAGCCATGGTAGCTTGAGGATCTGTTGTTGGTTTACCAGAATTAGGATCTACATACTGTCCTGCTTCTATCGCACCTGCTGCTTGTCCCGCTACTGGTGCGCTTTCAGTTGCAGCATTAGTAGCTGCATCAATCGCTCCGGCTGCTTGGCCAGTTGATTGGCTATTGCCTGTTACAATACCTTGATTATTAGCCGCTTCATTCTTTTTGTTTTCGAGTGCGGTTTTTTCGGCTGCTTCTCTTCTTGCTTTCTCTATAAGAAATTTTTCCTGTCCTTTTTGACCTCCTTCTAATTCATCTTGCCCAGTATTTCTTTGACCTGATCTTACTAGCTCTCCTGCACCTCTACCTGAATTGATTGCAATTTGTGAATTTTTTACATTAGATCTAAACCCTATAAGTCGGTTGTTTTGTTTTTCAAATTTTCTTTGTTGTTTGGGACTAGCTCCTTCTGGCAAGCTATAAGTACCATCTGCAGCCCTTATAGCGCCTAGTTTATCTAGTCTTTTACTAGCTAAGTTAACTTTTCTAGTATTACTTTGAAGTCCTCTATTTATCCTGCTTATTTCCCAAGGCTGTAATACTCTA